GCCAAGTCTAAGCTCAAGAAGTGGATGGATACTGTTCTGTTCAGCGCATTCCCTGAGGAATTGCAGGAACGAATTCAGGATCTTACGCTGCCTACATACGGTCAGATGTTTGGACATGATGACTGGTATGAGCGAGCTATCAAGCCTGACAATGACGAGCAGCTTCCTCTCATGACTAAGCGCAAGAATCGTGTAGCTGACTATAACGATGACTACGAGTGGTATTGGCTGCAAAATGCAACTAAGAAGGATTATTCTGCGGCGGATTTCGCTCGTGTGTACGGCCATGGCACTACGTACTACCGCGGCGCGTCGACCTCTGGCGGGGTTCGTCCGGTTTTCTGGTTGGTTAAATAAATCGACGCCCCTTGTGGGCGAATGCTAATTCACTGAAAGGAGAAACAAATGGCTAAACCCAATTTATCAAGCATCATTAAAAGCGCTAGGGCTGCTATGAAAAAGCATAGCCCTGAAATTCTTACTGGCATTGGTATTGCTGGTATGATTACTACTACCATTATGGCTGTTCGTGCGACACCTAAAGCCCTTGTTCTTATCGAAGATAAAAAGGAAGAGCTTGATACGGATGAACTAACCAAAATGGAAACCGTTAAGGCTGCATGGCCTTGTTATATTCCATCTGCGATTGTAGGTACAGCATCCGTCCTTTGTCTCGTAGGTGCGAGTTCAACAAACCTGCGTCGAAATGCGGCTCTTGCTACTGCTTATACCCTTTCCGAAACTACTCTCAAAGAGTATCAGGAGAAAGTGGTAGAAACGATCGGCGAAAAGAAAGAACAGGGCATCCGTGAGCAGGTTGCTAAGGAAAAAATGATAAAGAATCCTGTTCGTGAGGTTATTTTAACCGAGCGTGGAGGTAATACAATCTGCTATGACGCCATTTCAGGTAGATATTTCAAGTCTGATAGAGATACTATTACTCGCATTGTAAATGACCTTAATCGTCAGATGCGTGATGAAATGTATGTCAGCTTGAACGATTTTTACTACGAACTCGGTTTGGATGGCACTACTTTAGGCGATGATCTCGGTTGGCACATCGATAAAGGCTATATTGAGATCGATTTCTCGTCTCATTTGGACGCAAATGGCACACCTTGCCTCGTAATGGACTATAGAGTAGCTCCAGTTTACGATTATAGGTGATTTGCCGCGCGAAATTTACAACTTATTTAATGGAAGAACACTTCCGTAATTTCACATATTTGAAAGGAGATTTCACAATGGAAAACACTAACATCATGAACAACGAGGTTATCGAGGCTACTGAAGAGGTTATCGAAAACACTGGTATGAGCAAGGGCGTAAAGATTGCCGCTGGTATCGGTTTGAGCGTAGTTGTAGGCTATGTTGTCTACAAGTATGTTGCAAAGCCGGTAGTGGCTAATATCAAGGCCAAGATCGACCAGAAGAAGATGGCTGCTGAAGAGCAGGCGATGTACGCGGATTCTGAGGTCGTGAATGCGGTTGAGGAAAACTAAAACAAAACTGAAATTTGAAAGGTTCGGATAAGGGGGAGTACCTGTAACAAGGTGCTTTCCCTTTTTCTTTTACCTAACCGAAAAGAAGGAGGTTAAGCACATGAGAGAATACAGGTATGATGGACCCGTTATGCGTTTTGAAGATTGCGTCCAGCATCGCTGGAAAGCTTCTACATACGCCCCTTCCGAAGCTAAGGCGAAAAGTAATCTTGCTTATCGCTATAAAAAGGAAAATGGCTTGATGCCTAATACCAAGATCACATTGCCCGGCAAGCTTATTCCGGCTTAAGAAAGGAGAAACCCCGTGGAGGAATATAAATCTAATTCTGATAAGGCTCGTCAGGAAGCTCAATCAGATAAAAAAGTAGAAGCAGTTATTACCGGGACTGCAAAAACCAGAAAGAAAGGCGAAATGCAAAAATTCGCTGATGTCTTTATCGCTGAAGATGCTAACAATGTTAAGTCTTATATTTTGATGGAGGTTATTGTACCTGCTGTTAAAAAGGCTATTTCCGACATTGTTACTACAGGTATCGATATGATTCTGTACGGCGAAGCCGGTAGATCTAAGAGATCTAATGGAGCACAGAAAGTGTCATATCGAAATTATTATGACCAGAACTCTGATCGTGTTCGTGCAGGCTCTGGCTCAAACAGACGAAGCGGAATCGACTACGATGATATTGTCTTTGACACTCGTGGCGATGCAGAATCTGTGCTTGATGCTATGCACGATATTATCAATCAGTACGGCACTGTAAGTGTAGCTGATCTGTATGATCTGGCTCGTGTTCCTAATGATAATTTCACAATGAACCGTTATGGTTGGACAAACCTCAATGGTGCACAGCCTGTGAGAGTTCGAGATGGTTATATTCTCAAACTCCCTCGTGTTGTGCCTTTGAACTGAAAGGAGAATTCAGATGCTTGAATGTAAAGTATGTGGTACCAAATTTAATGCTATCATCGAGAAGCATTATATCGCTCGTGACAATGGTAAAACCGGTTTTGCAGTAGCACTAGGATCTAATGACGAAGAGCGTCTGTATGATGCTTTCGATTGCCCTGCTTGCGGATGCCAGGTCGTTGCTAAAGAACGTAAGCGTAGTTATATTCCTTATACACTTGATGAGGAGGATGAAAATGATGACAAGAGCTGAGACTCTGGATAAGGCAAAAGCTTGTGTATGCGGTCAGCGGGAGAATGAATACGGTTCTCCCGAAGATAACTTTACCGCTATTGCTGGCTTTTGGAGCGTCTATAAGGGCGTTGAATTTACTGCAAACGATGTTGCCATGATGATGGCACTGCTCAAGATCGCACGAATCAGAACAGGTACGGCTACGGACGACAGCTATGTCGATTTGGCTGGTTATGCTGCTTGCGGTGCGGAAATCAATTCTAACAAATAATAAAAAGGAGAATTCAAACCATGAAAAATAAGAATGAAATCATGAAGAGCGTTAGTGGCGTTGTTAATAAGACCACTATGACTCTTAAGAAGCACAGCCCTGAGATTCTGGTTGTGGCTGGTGTTATTGGCGCTGTTGCAAGTGCCGTTATTGCTTGTAAGGCAACTACTAAGGTAGGCAAGATTACTGCTGAAGCTAAGGAAGACATCGACGCTATTCACGAAGCTGAAAAGAATGGTGTTACTCCTACTGGTGAGGTTTACACCAAGGAAGATGCTCAGAAGGAACTTGCTGTTACCTATGTACAGACGGGTATCAAGTATGCGAAGCTTTACGCTCCTGCTGTGATTCTCGGTTCTTTGTCCGTAACAAGTATTCTCGCTTCCAACAATATTCTGCGTAAGCGTAATGTTGCTCTTGGTGCTGCTTATGCCGCAATCGATAAGAGCTACAAGGAATATCGTGGTCGTGTCATCGAACGCTTTGGTGAGCAGGTCGATAAGGAACTGAAGTACAACATCAAGGCGAAGAAGTTCGAGGAAATCGAAACTGATCCGGAGACTGGCAAGCAGAAAAAGGTCAAGAAGACTGTTATGGTCACCGACCCTAATCTCCAGAGTGATTATGCTGTTTACTTCGACAACAAGAGCCGTAATTACGAAACCAATATGGACTACAACCGTATGTTCCTGAAGGCTCAGCAGCAGTATGCAAACGATAAGCTCCAGGCTCGTGGTCATGTTTATCTGAACGAGGTGCTCGATGATCTGGATCTTCCTCGTACTCCTGCTGGTCAGATCGTAGGTTGGACTAAGAATGGTCCTGACGGTTATATCAACTTCCGCATTATCGAAGTAGAGCGTGAGACCGAAGACGGTCGTCATGAGCCTGCTCTTCTGCTCGACTTTAATGTCGAAGGTGACATCTGGAGTCAGATGTAATAAACCATCTTCAGACTTTGATATCTGGAGGTGGTTATTTTTAAGATAAAGGAGAACTAATTATGCGTACATTACCGAGGATTGCATTCGGATTCTTTAGCTTTATATTTTGCTTTGTGGTGCTACTCACTATTATCGGTGAACCTATCCGTACGGACGATGACATCGTTGAAGTGACAGCTTCTACACTGCCCGCTGTATCCGAACCAATCACATTTGAAATGGTTCACTACAGTGAGCCGGTTGAGGAAATATGGCCTTATCCAATTACTCAAGAAGAAATTGAGCTTATTGCTTTAGTCACTATGGCTGAAGCCGAGGGCGAAACTGAATTGGGTAAGAGACTCGTCATTGATACGATTCTGAATCGAATGGATGATCCTCATTTTCCTGACACAGTGCATGATGTGATATTCTATCCTAATGCGTTCAGCTCCATGTGGAATGGGCGTATTGAAAGATGCTATATTATGCCTGAAATTGTCGAACTGGTACAAGAAGAACTCTTGAATCGCACAAATTATGAGTGCGTATTCTTCACGGCTGGTGACTACAGCAAGTATGGAGAGCCAATGTTTCAAGAGTGTTGTCACTATTTCTCAAGTTACGATTGATGAAAGGAGAAACATATGATGAGAGCTTTGTTTTCTTACATTCTTTCCACTATGGCTGGACTCTGCCTTGTAGGAGGTATTGCTGTTCTCACTGGTGGAAAGGAGTATTAAATGGATATTTTAGATGACTTCATTTCTGCTGTTGATTCTATGCTTGATAGCAAGAGAAAAAGACATATTATCGGCGGGATTCTTCTGAGCGCAGCGTTGCTGTTCGGAGGTCTCGCCGTAACTGTTATTACTATTAAAATCGAGGAGGACTACGATGAGTAAAATCAACTTTGCTATGTTCTTGGCCGGTGCCACCGTTGGTGCGGCTGGAGCATGGTTTTACTGCAAGAGATATTACGAGCAGATTGCTCAGGAAGAAATCGATTCGGTTAAAGCTGCTTTCGCTGAACGCAAGCCCAATGTCTTGAAGAAGACCCAAAAGGACTTTGACGAGAACTCGGACAAAACCGATAAGCAGAAGGCTGACTTGGCTAAGCTCAAGCCGGATCTTGTAAACTATGCTGCTAAGTTGCAGGAACAGGGTTATACCAACTATTCCGATCTTGGCGAGCAGAGTGGCGTTAAGAAAAAGGACGAGGAGGATGAAACTGTGGTTGAGAGACCCTATGTTATCCCTCCTGAGGAGTATGGCGTAGGAAGCTACACTACTATTAGCTTGACCTATTACTCTGATGGAATTCTGGCGGACGACGAAGACGAACGCGTAGAAAATATTGAAGACACCGTTGGTGAAGACTTTGCAGAGCATTTCGGTGATTATGAAGAGGATTCTGTTCATATTCGTAATGACCGTCGGAGATGCGATTACGAAATCTGTAGAGATAATCGTACCTTCGCTGCTGTTGCTGGAATTGATCCCGACGATATGGAGGACTAAATGACTGAATTAGAGCTGAACAACGAATATTTTGAATGGATGTGTCAGCTCGTATGTAACGAACGGTACAATCGAAGATTGTCTTATCGGAAACTGCTGAGTCATCTGCACCAGATTGACTTCCAGTATACTCATCCGATGGATGGTAACAGAGCTGAAGATGGGATGGATCTTCGATACCGTTTCGGTTACGAACATAAATACGAGGGTCCTATGATTGCCAGTTATTTGGACAATCGCCCTTGTAGCGTTTTAGAGATGCTGATTGCGCTGGCATTTCGTTGCGAGGAGCATATTATGCAAGACTCTGACGCAGGTGATCGCATGGGCCAATGGTTTTGGAACATGATTGTAAACCTTGGTCTGGGTACTATGAGTGATTCTCGATTCGATGCGGCGTATACGGACGAAGTGATATTTCGTTTCATGAACCGCAAGTACAAACGAAATGGCGAAGGCGGTTTATTCACAGTTGAACGCTGCAAGAGTGATATGAGATCTGCTGAGATTTGGTATCAAATGAACTGGTATCTGGACAGCATCCTGTAAGGAGGACTACCAATATGATCCACAGTGAAGTTTACGGGCACTATGTTGAATGCTTGCCCGACCGTGCTGCTCAAACAAAAGAGTATTTTCCTAACGGTAGAAACAGCATTCGTGTGCGCCAAAATGATGGGCAGGAATTTGTTTTCACTTTCATAGAGCCTGATTCTTGGAAGTTCGAAACTATCGATGAGTTCCTCGCCGGAATGATGAAAGGAGAAAAGAAAAATGCCTGATATGATTCGTTATATTTTCAGTAGTCTTAATGACACTGAGACCACCCTGCGAGTGATTTCAAAGTCGCTTAGAAAGCAGGCTTCCTTTAATCGCAGTGTTGCATTCTTGGGAATGACCATGACACTTCATCTCATTCTTCAGGAGATGGAAATTCGTAGCATTAACCGCGACTTGGAAAGCCTGAAAAAGGAGATCAAGGAGCTCAAAAAGACGGAAGGAGACTAATGAACCTCAATGATCGACTTTTTAATGATTTCAACCCGTAGTACGAAGCGTGGTGTAATAGAAATCTATCCGAAGTTTATCATTAAAAAAAGCTCTGATCTTATGATCCGAGGCGGTGACTTCTATGCCATTTGGCTGGAAGACCGAGGTTTATGGTCTACAGACGAGCAAGATGCGCTCCAGCTTATTGACCGAGAACTTGATCGATACGCGGAAGAAAATCGCTCGCATTTTGACGCGAACATCAAAGTCCTGCATATGTGGGACTCCGAATCTGGAATGATTGATTCGTGGCATAAATACTGTCAGAAGCAAATGAGAGACTCGTTCCATATGTTGGACGAGAAGTTGATATTCTCTAATACCCCTACAAATAAAAAGGACTATGCAAGCAAGCGACTTAAGTATCCTCTTGAACAAGGGACTATAGACGCATGGGATAAGCTCATGTCTACGCTCTACACCGAAGAAGAAAGAGCAAAGATTGAATGGGCTATTGGTTCTATCGTCTGTGGTGAGTCGAAGAAATTGCAGAAGTTTATGGTTCTTTATGGTGCAGCGGGTACAGGTAAATCAACAGTTCTGAACATCATTCAGCAGCTCTTCGAAGGCTACTATTCTGTGTTTGATGCGAAAGCTCTTGGCTCTTCAAGTAACTCGTTTGCATTGGAGGCATTCAAGACTAATCCTCTTGTTGCCATCCAGCACGATGGCGATCTGTCACGAATTGAGGATAATACCAGACTGAATAGCCTTGTCTCTCACGAGCTGATGACGGTAAACGAAAAGTTTAAGTCTACCTATGCTAGTCGCTTTAAGTGTTTCTTGTTTATGGGCACTAATAAGCCGGTAAAGATTACGGACGCAAAGTCTGGTCTTATCAGACGATTGATTGATGTATCTCCGTCCGGCAATAAATTGGCGCCTAAGGAATACAAGGCAGTGACAAAGCAGATTGACTTTGAACTTGGTGCGATTGCTTACCATTGTCAAGAAGTATACCTGTCAAATCCGGGTAAGTACGATGATTATATTCCCGTAACAATGCTCGGTGCATCTAATGATTTTTATAACTTCATTATTGATTCTTACCATGTCTTCAAACGAGAAGACGGGACAACTCTCAAAGCCTCGTGGGAGATGTATAAAACCTATTGCGATGAGGC